GAACATCTATCAAGTAATACACCAACCAAACCAGCAATAGAAAAAGGAGCGGACGAATAATGGCCCGTTTAGTTCTTACCAACGCATATATTACTATCAATGCAGTTAATCTTTCTGATCATATTGCAAGTGTTACTCTAACAACAAATGACGATGTTGTAGAAACAACTGCATTCGGTTCAACCGCACGTACACGTATTGGTGGACTTGGTGATAATTCAGTAGCAATTGAATTCCATCAGGATTATGCAACAAGCAATGTTGAAGCAACAATTTATCCACTACTTGGAGCTACAACAGCAGTTGTAGTTAAGCCAAATGGTTCGACAACAGCAGCTGATAATCCATCTTACACATTCACGGCTTTAGTTTCAGAGTGGACTCCATTGAATGGAGCAGTTGGAGAATTAGCAACTGCATCTGTAACCTGGCCAATCAGCGGCGAAGTAACTAAGGCGGTAATTTAATGGCACGTATTGTATTAACTAACGTAGCAGTTACTTTCGGAACAACAGATATTTCATCTTATGTTACTTCTGTGACATTAGGATCTACTTATGATGTTGTAGAAACTACAGCTTTTGGCAATACCGCACGCACACGTGTGGCTGGACTTGCTGATAACAGCGTTGCTGTTGAGTTTAATCAAGATTATGCTGCAGGAGCTTTAGAAGCAGTTATTTACCCAACACTTGGTACTGGAGTCTCAATGACTGTGCGCCCGGTTGCTGGTACGTCACCTGCGTATAGTTTTACAGCTTTAGTTTCAGAATGGACACCACTAAATGGTGCCGTTGGTGAACTTGCAACTGCATCAGTAACTTGGCCAATCAGTGGTACAATCACCAAATCCTAATCTAACAAGGGGGAAATCATGGACGGTCTTGGAATCAAAGTAAAAACAACAGATGGCAATCAGATAACTTACAAACTAACTCCTCGTGTCATAGTTGCATTCGAGCAACAATATGGCAAGGGAATGCCTAAACTGCTTGGTGAAGAACAAAAAGTCGAGCATATTTATTGGTTAGCATGGAAGTGTATGCAATCTAACGGAGTTATTGTAAAACCATTTGGTCCAGAATTCTTAGATACAATTGTATCGGCTGAATTGGACTCAGATGATTCTTTCGGATCCACCGAGACAGCTTAACGTATAACGTAGCAGCTATCTCGGTGGAAACTGGTATTTCACCAATAGATCTAATAGATGCGCCTGAAGGCATACTTGAGGCTATTACTATTTATCTTAAAGAGCGAGCAAAAGGTAAATAAGTGGAAGACGATACAAGAATCATTTTGACTGGTATAGAACCAACTATCAAAGCTCTAAAAGAGTTTGATAAAAAAGCTGTAGCTAAGTTTAACAAAATAGTCAATACTGAATTAAATAATGCTGAAGGTGCTGCTCATCGTTTAGTAGATAGCATTCAGAGTAGAACAACCAATACTCCAATGCGTAATTGGAGACCAACAGCAGCTGTAAGTGGACGAACTTGGGGTGGTTCTGGTTGGCCTGCTTGGGATCAGTCAACAATTAAAGCAGGAATTACTGTTTCTAAAGCACAAAGACGTACTCGTAAAGATTACACAACTAGTGCTGGTGCTTTGCTAAATACATCTGATGCCGGTAAAGTATTTGAACTTTCAGGACGCAATAAAAAAAGTGGATCATTTATTGAAAGACTTAATTGGTTTGGTAAAGCTTCTCGTCTTGTCTGGAAAGTTGTAGATAAAGAAAGACCACGTATTGAAAAAGTAGTAGCAAAAGCTTTAGAAGACGCAAAACGTGAATTACAAACTCATCTTGATTCAGCGGGAAAGGTAAACTAATATGGCAGTTGGTGCGGTAGTTGCCCGTATTCTTACCCAATACTCTGATAAAGGCACAAAATCAGCAATAAAAGATATTGGCAAGATGGAAAAAAAGTTTAACGACTTTGCCAACAAGACCGCAAAAGTTTTTGGTGTAGCCACTTTAGCAGCGGCGGCATTTGCAGCAAAAATTGGAAAAGACGCTGTCCGTGGTGCAATGGAAGATCAAAAGCAACAGACAGCACTAGCAACAGCTTTACGCAATGTTACCGGAGCAACTGATGGTGCAATTGCTGCAACTCAATTATACTTAGACAAACTCGAGTTAATGGTTGGCGTTGATAATAAAGAATTGATTCCATCTCTTCAGATTTTAACTCAAGCTACTAGAGATGTAACACAAGCGCAAACACTTCAAGCATTAGCTTTAGATGTTTCTGCTGCGACTGGCAAGGACTTACAAGCAGTTTCTATTGCACTTGCAAAAGCTGTTGGTGGAAATGTTACAGCTTTAACTCGACTGGGTGTTCCACTTGATGCAGATGCAGTTAAAGCCAAAGACTTGACCGCTATTCTGAAATCACTTGGTGATACTTTTGGTGGTCAAGCAAATGAAAGAGCTAAAACTTTTGAGTTCCAGTTAGTCCGATTGCAACTTGCATTTAATCAGATTTTAGATCAAATTGGTTATGCACTAATTCCTTTCTTAGAAAAACTAGCTGGCGTTATTAGAGATAAAGTACTTCCGGCACTTTCTGCTTGGATTGAACAAAATGGTGCAAAACTTGCTGGAGCCTTTAAGACGGCAATTGCCTACGGTGTTGCTTTCTTCCAACTTACTTTTGATCTTTTTAGTTTCGTAGCACGTAATGCAAAAGTATTTGCAACTCTAGGCGCAATAATTGTTGCTGCTTTTTTTGGTGGCAAAGTTGCAGCTGCTACAACTGCTCTTATCGGTGGTATTAAAGCAATTATTACTGTCATGAAAGCTTTACGTACAGTCTCTCTAGCATCTGCTGCCGCTACTGCTCTTGCTACAGGTGGAGTTTCAGCAGCCGCTGGTGCAGCAGCATTTGGTGTTGCTTTAGTTGGTATGGGTCTTGCTGCAAAGAAGTTTAATAGCGATTCTGATAAAGCAACAGATGCACTTGGTAAGTTTGGCGTAGATCTTAAAGGTCTTAGTGTTGAAGCAGATGATTACACTAAGGGTCTAGATAAAATTACATCAGCAACAAATAAAGTAACTGCAGCAACTAAAGGCGAAGTACAAGCAACTGAATTGTTACTTAAACTACGCAATAAATTCGGATTAAAAGGACTTAAAGAAACTGATCCAATTACTCTTGAAGCAATTAGGAAAAATCAAATTAAGCAAGCAAAACTTGGTATTTCAAGTCCAACGATATCATTACTAGCATCTGCTGGACATGGAAATATTGCAAAGAACACAACTATGAATGGTGGAAACATCACAGTCAATGTTGCTGGTTCTGTTGTTTCACAAGGTGATCTTGTAAATGGTATTAAGAATGGTCTTGCAACTCTTATGCGCCGACGTGGTGGCAGTCAGTTTGCGGTGCTCTAATGCCAGCAAATGCACCTACACTTACAGTTTCATTTAGCAATGGTGGAGCTTTCACAGCTGTCAGTGCTGATCTTTTGTTATCTGTTGAGATCCGTAGAGGCCGTCAATATCAAAATGACTTTTTAGAAGCTGGAACTGCTGATGTTGTACTTAACAATCAGTCAGGTGCTTTTGATCCAAGCAACACATCAAGTCCGTGGTATGGAATTTTAATTGCAGGAATGCAAGTAAGAATCCAAGGCAATTCTACAACAATTTATACAGGTTTTTTAGAGAACAACGAAGTTAATCAAGGTATTTATCCTACCGTGTCATTGACATTTGTTGATGGTCTTGCACAGATTGCCAAGGCAATTGCACCAGCATTAGCAACTAGTGATTTTTCAGAAACTGCTTCTGCTAGAGCAACTAGAGCACTTGATCTTGCTGAATGGACTGGTGGACGTAGTCTTACTGGAACAACAGTTATGCAAAAAACAAAACAAAACATGAGTTGTCTTGAAATGTTAGAACAATGTGCCAACTGTGTTGGTGGACGATTCTATGTAAGTCGATCAGGAGTTGCAACTCTTGTTCCATTATCCGATAAGTTTAGTCGTCCAACTAGATTATTATTCAGCGATCAAGGCGATGCAAACAGTGTTGGTTACGACGGCATTATTACTAATCCTGGAACTGATTATGTTTACAATGAGGCAATAGTATTTAGAGGCCCAAAGAAAGCTCAAAAGACAGCAAAGTTTACATCCAGTGTTTCTACATATGGACTAAAGTCTAAAAAACTAGATGCGCCTATCTTAAATGAAACTAGTGCTGCAAATCTTGCTTTATATGCTGCTAGAAAAGATGCTGATGCTGTTGTATTGGCAGAACAAATTGATTTTACAGCAATCGGTATTGGCGCACTTGCAACGGATATGCTTGAGACTGAATTAAATGATCTTGTCCAAGTAAAGCGTTTAACTTATGATGGACGAAATATTACAATTAACTGTGTTGTAGAAGGATTAGCTCATTCAATAACAGCAGATAATTGGAGAGTTAGTTACTTCACATCTGTAGTTGATCCTTATACGATTACGATTTAGGGGAAATAATGCCACTTTGTCCGCAAATCACAATCACACCAATTACAGTTACTTCAACTGGAATGACTCAAACTTCTATTATTCCTATTGTTGCTGCAACAACAGAAGAAGTAGACGAACTTCAAGTTGAAATTGATTCTATTGAAGCATCTGTCAATGGAAAGAATCACATCTACCGACAAGCAACTGCTCCAGATGGATCTGTTTTTCCATTAACAGAAGGCGATGTTTGGTTTGATACAGATGACGGCAATAAGCAATATTACTGGACTGGCACCGCTTGGGTTTCAGTTCAAGATCTTGGAATTGCAGCAGCGGAAACAGCTGCGGCGGCAGCGGCATCTGCGGCAGCAGCGGCTTCATCTGCAGCGGCATCTGCAACTTCAGCTGCGGCAGCGGCATCTGCGGCAGCTACAGCGGCGCAAACAACACCCGACGGTAAAAATAAAGTTTATAGACAAGCTACAGCACCAACAGGAACTCATGCAGTTGGAGATCTTTGGTTTAATACTAGTGCAACTAATCAACCAAATAGATGGACTGGTTCTGCTTGGGAAGCTTACGGTTTTGGAAATCTTGCTGTAGGAAACTTAGATGCAGCGGCTATTTCAACTGGAACATTAAACGCAGATCGTATTGCTGCCGCTTCTATTACTGGAGCAAAAATAGTTGGTGGAACTATTGAAGCTGTAAACATTGCTGCAGGAACTATTACTGGAGCAAAACTTGCAGTAGGAACCATTGAAGCAGTAAATATTGCCGCAGCAACAATCACAGGTGCAAAAATAGCTGCTACAACAATCACTGCAAGCAATATTGCGGTTGCAACTATTACAGCAGATCAAATTGCAGGTGGAACAATCACAGCCGCAGAAATTGCTGCAGATACTATTACCGCAGCAGAAATTGCAGCAGGATCGATTACGGTTGACCGATTAACCGCCGGTACGTTAACCGCTTTTACACTTAGAACCTCATCAGGCGCACGTCGAGTTACCGTATCTGCTTCTACAAACTCAATTTCATTTACAGAATCCAGCTCAACTGTTGGACATATTGGTCCAGCATCTGTTGATGGTATTGTAATGCACTATGGATCAACATTTAATCCTAATGTTACAACTTATCCAAATGCTTATGTATCTTCTGGCGATGCTAGAATAGCCTACAGTTCAGGTATTTATGTCCAGGTTAGTTCAACGGGTGTTGTAATGAATGGAAACGTTTATACACTAGATGCTTTCTACAATCAAGATGCGTCAACTAGTGCAAACGCTGCAAATACTCGTATGGATACAGATGGTCGTACAAGACGAAGTACTGCTTCTAGTGCACGATTCAAAGAAGAAATTGTTGATCTTTCAACAGTTGCTGATCTAAACCCAAGTGGTTTATTAAGTTTACCAATTAGGGCTTTCAAGTTTAAGTCTGATTATTTAGATGCAACTGACAATAGATCAGGAATTCTAGTACCTGGACTAATTGCAGAAGAAGTTGCTGAACATTATCCGATTGCTGCAGATCGTGGTGCAGATGGATTAGTTGAGAACTGGAATGAACGTTTTGTAATTCCAGGTATGTTGGCTTTGATTCAAGATCTAAACACACGTATCAAAACACTCGAGGGGAATACAAATGGATAACTCAACAGAACTAGACATCAATGTTGTTATTGCTGTACTAAGAGAGCAGATCGGTCTGCTAGCTCTGGACAAAGCAATGTTGACTGCTAGAGTGGGGGATCTCGAAGCAAAACTCAAGGAGAAGAATGACTGTGAATGACTGGGCTGCGTTAATACTTGCGGTCATATCGATACTAGGTTCGTTTGTAGTGGCCGTAAGGTGGTTAGTTAAACATTTCCTAAATGAATTAAAGCCAAATGGCGGATCTAGTCTTAAAGACTCTGTAACTAGATTAGAAACACAAATGGAATTAGTAATAACCATGCTAACTAATAAGGGGAAAGATGAAAAACCTAAAAGAAATAGCAGATAGTTATATAGGTTATATCGAAGGCAAGAACAACGATACAGTTTTTGGCAAATGGTATGGACTTAATAACCAACCTTGGTGCGCAATGGCAGCATCAAAAGTTTATCATCAAGCAGGTTTAATAAGCAAAGTTGCACCAAAAAGCAAACCAAAAGGCTATGCTTCTTGTGATGAATGGCTTAAGTATTTAACAAAAAACAATCAGTTAGTGCCAATTGGTCAAGCAAAACGTGGAGATCTTGTATTCTTCCAGTTCGATACAGATGCTCAACCTGATCATGTAGGAATTGTCCAGTATCACAATACGACCTTAAAATACGTAAATGTATGGGAAGGTAACACGTCGGACAATAAAACAGGTAGTCAATCCAATGGTGACGGGTTCTATCTAAAACGCAGAAAATACGATACAATTATGGCAATTGCACGTCCAAAGAACTAAAGGAGTGTTATGAAACTCAAGCCAAAGCATAAAGCAGCAATTAAATCTTATTTAAGAGCAGTTGCAGCATCTGGTATTACCGTAATTCTTGCAATCGCAGCAGATATGCGCCCTGAATATGCAGTATTACTTGGATCCATTATTGCTCCAATTGTTAAGTCAATTGATCCAAACGAAAAAGAATACGGATTAGGAAGTAAGTAATGATGAGCTCGGGGGACTTATCAAAAGCTATAAATGATCTTTTGAACGAACAAAGTAAACCACTCTGTGTGATTGGCAAAATTAAATCTCAACTATTACCATCTGATTCAGATGCTTTAGAAAACTTAATCCAATCTAAAGTTACTATTCTGCAAATTGTTAATTTACTCAGAGCGCATGGTTTTCAACTAGGAAATACTGTACTTACAGTCCATCGCAAAAAACAATGCCCGTGTTTTAGGACCCCATGACTCTATCTGACGACGCCAAGAAACTGCAACTAGAAGTAGACGAATCAGTTTCAGAACTTCGTCAGACTCTTGTACGGACACAAAAAGAATTGTCCAAAGCAAAACAACGGACAGAAGAATTAGTAGAAGCTACGATTCAAGCATGTAAAGATGCAACTTTGGCTTTAGGACCAATGAAACCTATTGAAGGTCCAAAGGTAGATAAACGCCGCAAAAGAGCAGAAGTTGCTTTGTGGCATCTTACTGATTGGCAAGGAGCAAAAGTAACTCCTAGTTATAACTCAGAAATCATGAGAACTAGAGTTATGGACTTTACAACTAAAGCAACTAAAATTACAGAAATACAAAGACAAGACCATCCAGTCAATGATGTTGTAATTTGCTTTGGCGGAGATATGGTTGAAGGTCTTTTTAACTATCCTGCTCAACTATGGGAAATAGATCTTAGTTTATACGACCAATACATAACAGTTAGCCGTTTAATAGTAGATGTTGTACGACAAGCATTAGCAGTTTACCATCATGTAACTGTTATTGCAGAATGGGGAAATCATGGCCGAATCGGAAACAAAAGAGCGGACGTACCGAAGTCTGATAATTTTGACCGTATGTGTTATGAGTTGGCTCGTCAGTTATTATGTTCTGAAGAAGCGACTGCTAAAAGACTAACATGGGATCCACGCCATGGTGTTGAAGATATTCAGCGCATTGAGATCGGCAACTATCGAGCTCTTCTTATGCATGGCGATGAAGTTGGTAGATCTGGTTTTGCTTCTCCGGCCGGATGGCAAGCAGCAGGAAACAGATGGAAAGCTGGAGCTTACGACTGGAACTTTCAAGACATATACTTGGGTCATTACCATCGTCATGCACAAGAACCGTTATCAGATGGTCTTGGATCAGTATACTGGACCGGTTCAACGGAGTCCGATAACCGCTACGCGCGCGACTCTATGGCCGCCTCAGGTGTTCCTTCTCAAAGACTCCACTTCATTGATCCCGAACGAGGTCGTGTCACTGCTTGTTATCAAGTTTGGCTAGACTAATGAATCGCAAAGAGATCTTAGATGAAGCAACACGTTTAATTTATAATGACAGGCAAGCAGATTATGGAACTCCACAAGAAAACCATGACCGCATTGCAAAGCTTTGGAGTGTAGTTTTAGGCATTACCGTAGAACCTTGGCAAGTTGCATTGTGCATGAATCAAGTCAAAGTTGCTCGATTAGTCCAATCACCTCAAAAATTAGATGGTTGGTTAGATGGTGCAGCTTATATGGCTATTGGCGGAGAACTGGCTACGGAGGAATAATGACAACACTCATTGCATATCAACATGATGACTATTGCATCATTGCTGCAGATACGCAAACAACTGGTTATGACATGAGAGCTGATTGTTCTCCTATGGGCAAAATTGCTGAAAATGGCAAATACTTAGTTTCTGCTGCCGGTTTAGTCCGAGGCATGAATCTGATCCAACATGCTTTTAATCCACCGGCGCCTCCAAGATCTAAAAATCTAGATAAGTTTATGGTAACTCAGTTTGTGCCAAACCTACGCAAAACCTTTGGAATCTCAGGCTATGACATCAAATCTGAAGGCTATCCATCATCTTTTGAGAATGATTTTATAGTTGCAGTCAATGGAACTATCTACTTTATCGATGAAGTGTATGGATTAGAAAAGACAAAAGATAAGGTCTACACAACAGGAACAGGTGCCAAACTTGCTCTTGGAGCTGCTCATGCTCTTGGAATTGACGAAGTAGATGAATATGAAGAAGCGATTGAGATCTTAGAACAAGCGGTTAAAACAGCAATTCGATTCGATATCAATAGTGGTGGACAAGTGCAAGTAGCATTACAAACAAAAGCTGGAAAAAATCACATTGCATTCTTAGATTAAAATAGCAAAAAAGAAGCCCCTGCCTTTCGGCAGGGGCCTTTTTCTTTTTGTCTTAGCGAACCATCTCCAAGACTCGATCTGATAGAGATGTTCCTTGATTCATCATGAATCGCTCACCAGCCGCAAAGTCATTAGCTGAACGAGTTGTGCGGGTCCATTGTTCGAACTCTGTGAAAGCATTAACAATTCCCCATGCTGTTCCTTTAATGTTTTCTTGAGTGTGACCATTCCATATACCTAGAAGCATTTGGTGACGCTCACGAACATTGTTTTGCTGACGCTCAGTCATATTGTCTTCATCTAGAGGAAGAACATCTTTGACAATTGACCAGAAGTCAGAGTTAGCAACTTTCTTCTCAAATAGAGCAGATGAAAGAAGGTTGAATTCTTCATTTGACTTAAGAACAACACCTAGAGTTTGACGAACATCTTCGATTTTGACATTCATACGAGCTGAATGGCGGAAAGAAATAGAAGAAGCATTTGTCCAACGTGTCATTCCGTTTGTGCAGATCAAGCGAAGATACTTGATTTCAAAGCGAAGTGAATCTGTTCCATCGTGAGTATTTGATGCAACTAAAAATGCTTCTACTGGATCAACATTCTTAAGAGTAAGATCAAGAGTGTTAGGAAGCTTTGCAGCCATGAAGATTTTCTTGCCACCGCGTAGTTCACCAGCTGACTGGTAAATTGCACCGGCTTCGTACATAACAGAATCCACAATGTTCACAATGTCGTTGTTCTGGACAATTGTATATGTAGGAGAAGTGATACCTAGAACAGAAGCTGATCCGTCCTTGTTAACACGAGTTGTAGCAACTTTGTCTTCAAGAGTAACAACAGTTACTCCATCATTGTTGATTGCTGTAGTTGAAAGTGGAGTGTGTTGAACTTCCCAATCAAGTTTTGCATTCTCAAGAACTTGAGCTGCAGAGATTTGCTCGTCACTTGAATTTACCCATGTTGCTGTGCTGATCCATGGTGCCTTGCGACGTGCTGCGTTCTGGATTTCTACTGACATTTGTTCCTCCTGGCGATTTATTCTGATGGACTCATCAGCAGTGTCATTTAACACTGGACACTCCTTGCGGAGTGTTTCGTCCTTAGCGATATCCTGCTTCGTGTAAAGCTTTGAAAATATTATTTACACGCTCAACGTTAATTTTTTGGTGTTCAGTTTCTTGCATGTAGTTTTTCATTTCAAACTCTTGCAATACACAATCAAGTTGTGCGATTTGCTTTGCATCGAATGTAACTGTGATTGTAGTTCCGATTGCTATTCCCATTTTTTACTCCTGGCGGTTTATGGCAACCGGTTGGTTGCTCATAGGTACATTCAATACTGTCCACCGTCCTTTGTACACTTCATTGGAAAAGATCTTTTTAGATCCTTTTGGAACATTTTAGATCTTGATATGTCCAGATCGAGCGGCCAGGTTTGTCCCAGGACGACGGACATATTGATCCGAGTATATTTATACTCACCACAAATGGACCCGCGTCCTGGTAAATCCTGGCGGTTCTGGCTAACTTATGTGCCACCGGCCAGAACAGATGTTCTGGTAAATAAGATCTTTTAGAAACATTTCCACAAATGGTGGATAAATGTCCACAAATAGTGTATATTGATCCTATGAGCAACCGCTCATACTAACCGCCAGGAGAAAAAAATGAACACAATGTCACAAGAACAAACATCATGGAATAACGTTTGTGGACTTCCAATCAAGTTTCACTTATTAAAGATTGTACTTGATTATGCAGATGGTTCTTCATCACAATCAGAATATGCAGATTATTATGGACGCATGACTGTAGAACAAAAGCAAATTGCAGATGACATGGTAATGGAAATTGCAATTGCTACAAAGAAGGAGATGATCTAATGACTCACTTAACTAAAGAATGGGCAACTCAGTTTGCTGCAAAACTTCGTTCAGATTATCCTGAACTATCTAGCGTCAATGAAATTATTGACCGCGCAAAAGCTGATGGACGTTTCGAATCAGAAATTGAAATGCTTGCAGTATGGGGCAGACTTATGAGAGGATCTGAATCATGAAAGTTTGTCACATGTGTGGTTGGGAAACTAACAATATGCAAAATCGTTGGTATCAATATGACAACGGTCAGCGTTTCATTGCAAGTATATGCACAAATTGTGCTGAATTGCACAAAAAACTTTCGACTCAAAAAGTCCGCAGTGTATAATGGTCCAGTACCACTAACCGCCAGGAGGAAAAATGAAAGTCAGAGATCAAGCAGGAAAACTCTACGCTGCCGAATCTTTAGCATTCCAGAAATCGTCTGAGGATATGACGCTGAAAGAATGTCAGAAGTTCGTAGATAAAGTTATGTCTAGAAGTTTTGTGCAACGTAATTATCCATGGAATCGTGGACAGATTGTGGTTCATGATGGACGCCGCAGAAGAAATGCCGGTGCAACTTGGCGGCATGGAAGTTATGCGATACTTCTGCCTAAGTGGGCAAGAAATGAGTTTGTAATCCTTCATGAAATAGCTCATCATATTAGTGGTGGCTCAGGTCATGATTACAAATATGCTGATTGTCTGCTGAATCTAGTAAGAAATGTTATGGGCAAAGAAGAAGCATTGCAACTTCAAGCAGCGTTTCATTTCAAAGGAGTAAAGGTCATTGGAAAGAATGGACCAGTCAAAGCAAGATGTCCGAAGGAGAAAAAGGAATGGATCCAGAATCTGAAGGTGGCATCATGACTTGTAATCTATGTTATGGAAAAGGATATATCTATCACTCTCATCAGGAGGAATATGATGTTGAAGTCTGCATTTGTCAGCAAACTAAGGAGACTAGCAATGAAACTAACTAAACGTGGCAAACGAGTTAGAGCGATATTCATCTTAATTGGTTTATGGGCAATTTGGCAAGTGTCCATGAATCTATGGTGGACAGATGGTGGTTATTGCTGGGGAACTATGGTTGAATGTATGTTGGACGATTAACCGGAGAACCGCCAGGTAAACCGGTTAATCGCATGCGGATTGTATAACATAATTTATTTTTATGTTTATGTCCGCTGATAAAACACCATGCGGCAATGGTCGAATGGTCACTACGGACAGTTTAGGATATGCACATGACAAATGAAAATAGAAAGTCCCTAACAACGGGGCAAGCTGCAAAGCTCATCGGACGCAACTCACGAACAGTACGACGTTGGGTTGATCTTGGAAAAGTTGAAGGTTACAAAACACCTTCAAACTTACGTTACGTTTATCAAGATGCATTAGATGCATTGATGAATGGAACCAAAAGCTAACTAACACAACGACTAGGAGGCAACTATGTTTGTGTTTATTTATGCTGTATCTGCCCGCCGTCAGAGGAACGATGTCTGAAGGTCATGGCAATCGCTGTAGCCTTTTTATTAGTATCACCAAATGCGAATGCGGTGGACTATAAAACAGCAGCAGCAAGAGTTCCAAAAGATCAGGTTGCTTACGCAAAATGTGTAAGCCATCATGAATCTAGAGGTAACTACAAAGCAGTAGGAGATCAGTCTTCAGCCAGAGGACGATGGCAATTCTTAGATAAGCAATGGCGACATGGTTTATCTTTTATGGTTGCAAACAGATTAGTAGATTATGGAATGCCGAAGTCTAAGACTAAGAAGCTGGTGAAACACCTGCAATCAAAGTCCATAGATCAATGGGAACCTATCTACCAAGATGTAGGATTTGTAGCAGCGTTGAATGCAAAATACCATTGGTCCGGTTGGACACATTGGGCAGTCAACTCAAAATGCAATGAACTAGTACCAACTCAACTAAAACGAAAGGCATAAAATGTCAGAAACCGCCAGGGAATGGTTCGAACCAAAGCAATTATCTTTATTGGCAGATCCGATTGATGAACAGTTCAACAAGTTTCATCATGAGAATCCACACATCTATCGTCAATTAGTTGATCTTGCTTATCAATGGAAATCAGCAGGCCACGATATTTGTTCCATTGATTTGCTAATCAACAAACTTCGATGGGAGATTGGTATCAGATCTTCGGGGGACCAATTTGCTATCTCGAATAATTATGCAAGTCGATACTCAAGACTAATTGAGGCAAACGAAAAAGGACTTGCCAACTTCTTTACCAAGAGAACCTTGAAGAGCTCATGGGACTAGAACGCATTGAAACAAAGCGTGGTCACAAGTATGTTCTTGACGGCCAACCTGTCAAAGGTGTTACCACTCTAATTGGATCTGGTATGCCTAAACCTGCACTTCCATATTGGAGTGCAAAACTAGTTGCAGAATATGTTTACGATAATTTTGCAAATCTTCCTAATCTAATTAACCGTGAACGTGAAGAAGCTGTCAAGTTCTTGAAAATGATTCCTTGGAATCAAAGAGACAAAGCAGGAGCACGAGGCACGGAGATCCATTCAATTGCTGAAACCATTATTCATGGCGGAGAAGCAGAAGTTGCTGGCGAGTTTGCTGAATATGTCAACGGCTATGTAGAATGGCTAGATCAATGGGAAGTAATTCCTGTATTGACTGAGAAAGTTGTAGCAAACAGAGTTCACGGTTATGCTGGTACTTTTGATGCAATTCTGAAGTTTGGCAATGGTCCATTAGCTGGTAAAACCTATCTTTGTGATTGGAAAACCAGCGCTGGAGTCTATGGCGAAATGGCAATGCAAATTGCAGCATACGCAAATGCAGATTTCTATCTTGATGAAGAAGGCAATGAACAATCTTTGCCTGTTCTAGATGGTTTAGGCATTGTTCACGTATCTGTTAATGGTACAACTTTCCATGAGGTGACAGATGCAGATCTAGCATGGGATTCTTTTCTAACTGTTATTGATTTGGCAAACAGATTAGAACACATTGAAAGTTTATTGACACAAATAGGGGGATTAAATGGACAAGCGTCTTGAAAATTATGTAGATGTACCTCACAGAATTAAATTATTCTATGAGAAGTATCCAGAAGGTTCATTGCAAATGGATCCTGATTTGCAGTTCCAGACAGTTGGAGATCAAGTGATTGTAATAGGCAGAGCTTATGCTTATCGCAATCCACAAGATGAAAAACCTGGTGTTGGTACTGCTCAAGAATATTTACCTGGTAAAACTAACTTCACTCGAGGTAGTGAAATACAGAACCTTGAAACAAGTTGCTGGGGTAGAGCCATTGGCGCTTTAGGTATTGGCATCGATAAAGCAATTGCAAGCAAAGAAGAAGTAGAACTTGCAATTGAACGCAACAAACCAGATAAAGTCATGATGAAACGTGCAAATCCTGGTTTGAAGCAAATAGTAGAGTTGCTAGGAACGCAAGGCATCACGGAGAAGGATGCCATCCTAGCGGCAGTACGCGGCCTAGTAAGCCGTGAAATAAGTTCGAGTAGTGACTTAACTGATGATGAGATTGCTCTTATCATTAAACACCTGGCGGTTGTTGAGTCATGACTCGAATGTCTTGGGACAAATATGGATTGGAGATTGCGAGAGCAGCCTCCTATCGCAGTGAAGATCCATATCTAAAAGTTGGTGCATGTGTTCTACGCGGGGATAGAAGCATAATTAGCATCGGCTACAATGGGGCTGCGCCTGGCGTCACGATTCCGTGGGAGGATAGAGACGCTAGGCGTGGTTTTGTGATACACGCAGAGGTGAACGCATTGCGTTATTGCACACCAGATCAAACAAAAAATGGCTACATGTATTGTACACATCATCCATGTTCTGAATGTATAAAAGTAATTGCTAGTTACGGAATTACTTCTGTCATGTATTCTGATCTGATAGATGGAACAATTTACGATCTAGGTGCCATTGCTGAGTTAGCAAGAACATGTAACATTTCATTAAAACAGGAGGTAAAACCGTGAGTGCTTTACAAATGATTTTAGATAATCAAAGAAAACTACAACTTAAGTCATATGGAGTAGATGTTACTGCTCTTGATGAAGAACAACGAGCTCAATACATTCGTGACATGTCCTTGGCTTTAACAGATGAATTGCATGAAGCATTGAATGAAACTGGTTGGAAACCATGGGCTACAAGTCGGCATTTCAATCGTGCTGCTTTTGTAGGCGAAATGATAGATGTGCTCCATTTCTGGGCTAATTTAGTCTTAGTTGCAGGTGTTAATGAACAGTCCATTCTAGATCTTTACTTTGAAAAGGCAGATAAAAATGCTAAACGCCAACTTTTAGGTTACGATGGCGTAGAAGGTAAGTGCAAAACCTGTGGACGAGCATTTGATGACGCGGCTGTTCTATGTACTCCAATTGCTTGTGAGCACATAGAATGAAATACGTATTAGATGATGTAGTCACCTCATTTACAGATCGAATTGCTAGTCATAGATCTGCTTGGCCAAGAATGCAGAAGTGCATGGTCGACAATGCTTTTAATACTAAATCTGAAATTGCTTTTGGCAATGACCAACTTGTCAAAGAAGGCACATGGTTAATATCAACTCCTATGGAATTCAAAGGTGAAGTCTTTAATCTATTTGGTGGGTATACTCGAGAAACTAGAGACAGAATCGCCAGAGTTTTAGATATGGATCTTGCAAATATCAAAGCTTTAGATATGCCTATCGGTGACATTGAAAGAATTCTACGTCCACGTGCCGCAAAGACTGATTTTGATTTTACAGAATCAGAATGGACTAAGATTCGTGATCTCATGAAATGCGAAGTTATTAAACATGAAGATCTTGTTTTGGACATTCAGCGAGTAGTTATTGGCGATTCTCATTCAATTTCTAGATACAGAGCAAACACGGTTGTTTATCGTCATGATGGTTTGACTTTACATGGTTTAACTGAAAGAGGAATAGAACCTTACCTTCCCGATTATTTTGTACCTCATCTAGTAATTTACGCAGGAAATGTAGACATAAGACACCATTTATGCAGACAACTAGATCCTGAAGGTTCAGCACGTAGATTAGTCAGTAATCTTAGAATGCATTTAGAACACATGCAGCAAAAAGGAAAAATAGGAACATTTGAGGTTACTGCTCCATATCCTATTGAGTTCGAAGAGCGTAAAATTCCAAAAACAGGATTCTACAAAGGCACAGCTTTTTATGGGTCTCATCCTTCACGTGACAGGGTTCGTCAAGTTATGACCAATGAAATGAAATATCAATTTGACAATGTTCATGAGTGGCCAACAAATTGGTACATGATTGATCCAGAAGACTACGCTAAAACTTACATGGAAAAACCTGGATCTGTCCATTTATCTCCTGAATTCTATGAGTGGGACTTAGTTAATAACTATGAAAACTTTTCTCCTGAAGTATATCCAGGGAAGTTATTAGATGTCTAAAATAACTGAAACTATTTATTGGGAAGACTTTAAGAAGTATTACGAGAAGGCTGTTGTTTTGCAAACAATTAACATTGCTAGTGAAAACGGTCGTGATACATCTGAAGATCTTCACGTAGATGATCCGTTGCAACATCACATCACAATCTATGACACGGTAGATCGTGAGTTTGCTGGATTTAGTAATGCTATCCAGCAGATTTGGTATGGCAGTGACAATCCTAAAAAATGGCAAATCGATAAGCGCTTTGATAGTTACAAGTTACATCCAATGGACTGGATGTTTCTATTCATGATTCACCGAGTAACTGGTTCAGGTGCTTCATTTTCATATGACCATGGATTTAGGAATAGCATTCTTTCTGATATGGCATTAGAAGCTGATAACATGATTCACATGCGAAACTTTGTATTGAGTCAAATGAAGTCTGGTAGACCAATATTTACTAGTATTGGTAATCAGATACCACAGTTTCCAAAGCCAAATGAGCAATATCCTCGTGGATCTCAGCTCTATATAGCAGAGTATATGCCTCATCTAGTAAAAGATTTTTATACTCATTTAAGTTACAATCCTTTGTCCATGTCAATACGAGATGGAGTAGATTGGATAAATGAATGGCACAAAGCTCAAGGTCTAAAATGCTTTCATTTTGTTATGACTGCATTTGTAATGGACGTTGCTCAGTATTTTCCTGATTTAATAGATCCATGGAGCAGAGTTAACTATGGTTCTAATGCAATTCAAGCATTAAACTTAATATTTAAGAACGAAGGTTACAAACAAAAAGACTTTCTAGATGCCGCAATGGATCGTATTTGCGAGGAATTTAGATCTCCATATGACCCACGTGACCATCAAAGAAATCTAGGAAAAGGTTTAAGCCTAGAAGATGTTGCTTGTGACTATGTCCGATATGTTGAATGCTATGTACCAAAAGGTTATGAACATCTCAAACCATGGCAAGTGACAAACAAATCACTTATACCTCATCACACAAAACATTGGACTTACAACAAACATTTGGAGGCTCACAATGTTTAAGATAACCACAGATTCGTCAAGTAAGTACTCACATCGGCATCGAGATCAGTGGTTAGATCTTGCTGGTGATTGGACTGATGAAACACAAGCACCAAATATAGGTACATTTCATGGAGCAACAATATGGGATGATTCTGTAACTGGAGTTGGCACAAAAGGTCGATGGGGAGATCTATTAGTTAAAACTATGGAATCAGATCATTTAGTTTATGTACAACCAAGAGTAGGTTGGGCAGGAGTTTCGTTAGCTGCTCTTGCAAAGAAATATAACAAAAAGTTAACATTGTTTATGCCTTCCTCAAAAGTGGTCAGTGACCATCAATTAGTTTGCATTGAAAGAGGAGCAAATCCAATCTTTCGAAGAATTGCAGCAATGCCAGTTCTCAACAAATATGCCAAAGATTGGGCAGAACAAAATAATGCTCAATTTGTGCCATTTGGTTTAGATCATCCCCTAGTTGTTGCGGCTGGAGTTAAATCTACAATCCAACAATGGGGAGACCGAGATGAACCAAGAGATGTTGTATCAGTTATTAGTACAGGAGTTCTCACGAGAACTCTCCAAATTGCTTGGCCAAATGCAACATTCCACGGAATTGCAGTTGCAAGAAACCTACATCCAGGAGAGATCGGAAGAGCGGACGTTACAACTTACCATAAAGCTTTCAGAGAAAAAGCTGAGTATGCAGACAAAATCAATGAGGAAATTAACTCCGCACCAACATACGATTGCAAAGGTCTAGAGAGATTTATGTTGGACAAAACAGCTGCTCCTAAAACACCTTCTACTTTATTGTGGAATGTAGCAGGTGACGTAAAACCAGTTACAATGGTCCATTCACAAGTCGATAGTTTTAGAGAATGGGGTGAGTTTAGATGATTACAATCATCGAAGGTTCTGATGGAACAGGTAAAACAACTTACGCTCAAAAATTAACTGAACGATACAATGCACAATATTTACATGCTCAACAACCTAGAACAAGGTTATGGTCAGATGAATACATTCGACCGTTAACTTCTAGCAACATGGTTTTAGATCGATGGCATTTAGGTGAAGTTGTATGGCCAAAAATCTATGGAAGAGTATCATTGTTTGATGAAACAACATTTGATTATTGCAATTGGGAACTTGCTAAACTAGGAGCTAGGTTAATCCTATTAACAAGATCAGAAGATGCGATAGCTGAAGAATTGTTAAGACGGGGTGAAGAACTAGAGATTGATTTTGTTCTACACTCAAGATCTTTATTTGTAGAAGCTTTTAGACAAGTAAAATATTTAGACAAAACAATAATCCATAGTGAGGTGGTCAGGTAATGCATATAATTACAGAAAATCCAAGCGAAGCTTTAGAGTTAGCAACTCAATACGTAATTGAGCATGGTGAAGCAATATCTCCTCGTGGTATGGTCACTAGAGAGCTGCTTAACGTCACTTTACAAGTTGAAAAACCATGGAACATACCTGTATCTATGGAAAACCGCAAACTTAACCACAATATTGGTATCAAAGAAGCATTACAACTTGTTGGACAAGTTACTGATCCAGAAGCAATGACAAATACCAGTCAAGTGTTTGGAAAGTACATGGATAACGGAATACTTCATGGTGCTTATGGTCCACGTATTCACGGTAATCTCAATAAGGTTGTAGATCAATTAAAGAAAGATTACTCTACAAGACAAGCAGTTTTGACTATATTTGACTCAAATAAAGATCTAAATGTCGATGTAAAAGATGTTCCTTGTACATTAAACCTTCAGTACTTCATCAGAGACAATAAGTTAATTGCTAGAACAAACATGAGAAGCAATGACGTATTTTTAGGTCTTCCATATGACCTGACTCAATTTATTGCATTACAAGGTGCAATTGCCAAAGCTTTAGATATTGAAATGGGTCAATATGTACATGTTGTAGGTAGTTTACACATTTACGATGAACACATTCCACAAGCTCAATGGATCAAGGCATATTTTAATGGTTCATTTAAGGATTACGAACCAATGTGGACTGGAAATACAATTGGCGAGATCAGTCACACTGCTAGATCTATACTAAAAGGCAACATTCCGGATTATTTAACTCGCTTTGAAAGATTCTTGGCAGGTAAAATCAATGACTGAGCCAGTTGCTAGATGTGAAGCATGCGGAGCATGGACTTATCTCTATGCTTTAGATAAACTTATGGGTCATCCTCATTTTTGCATTGATTGTAAAGCAAAGCAGAAAGGAAAACGCCGTGTTGCCTAATCAAACTGAAGTAGTCAAGCGACTTAGCGAACTTTCTCGTATGTTAGACTCTGCAACAGATGAAATTGCTATTAGTGACGATAAAGCAGTAAGAGCAAAAGGTTCTTATGAGGTTGCCTATGCAAGATCTTTTTTGCAATCAAATGGATCGATGGACGTCAGAAGACAAGAAGCAATTTTGGCTTGCGCTGATTTACGTCTAGCAATGGAAATTGCAGAGGCAGAAGTAAGAGCAATTAAAGAACGAATAAACACTTTACGATCTCAAATATCTATTGGGCAATCACTTTCAGCCGCAATTAGACAACAGTTTAGCGCAGAAGGTGTTGGTCAATATACATGAGAGCGAGAAGTAAAAAAATGGCAAACAAGTACATTCAAAGACGAATTCTAGTTAGATATATGCTAGAAACTTATCCAATGTGCCAACGTTGTCATGTGAAAGCTTCAGAAGAAGTGCATGAAGTCAAAAGTAGAGCACGTGGTGGCTCTATTTTAGAAGTGGAAAATTGCCGTGCTCTTTGTCATAATTGCCATTTTTGGATAACAACCAATCCTGCAGAAGCGCTTAAAACAGGCTGGTTAAAGAATTCATGGGATAAGTAATGCCAACTTATGACTACAAATGCCAAAGATGTGGAATCACCGTTGAAGTCAGCCACTCAGTATCAGAACACGGTCCTAGATGTGATTGTGGAGAGGTTATGCAAAAGATTTTTACCGCTGTACCCGCTATTTTCAAAGGTGACGGATGGGGAGGCAAAGAATGACTAATCTATCTAGAAAACGAAGAGGTCGAGAGACTGAGTTGATCTTTGCTGAATACTTAAAACGAGAAGGTTGGATTTATGCTGAGGCAAGCAGTTCTTCAGCTGCAGGAACAGACATAAAAGGTGTTATCGGAGTTGATTGGGAACTTAAAGCTAGAGCAGACTTTGATCCTAAATCAGCAATGAAACAACAAGCAAAAAGAATAAAAGAAGGCGTAATCCCTATCGCTGTATTAAGACAGAATGGACAAGGTGAAGCCGACATTGAGAATTGGCCAGCTTGTGTTCCAGTAAGCGTAATGATACAACTACTGAAAGAAGCGGGATACTTGTGACGATTAGAGATTTAGATTTTAAGGTTGAAGCAGCAGAATGGACTAAAGATGCCAATTGCACTGATCCAAGCATAGATCCTGATTGGTTCTTTCCTGATAGTGAACATCCAACGAATTTAGAACAAAGAGCAGCTTTAAGTATATGCAAGAACTGTCCAGTGCAAATGAATTGCTTAGGTTATGCAATCAAGCATTGGCCAGTGTATGGAGTATGGGGTGGCATGAAAAATAAAGATATAAAAGATCTAGTCCGACAAATAAAGGAGCAAAAATGAGTGCAGCAATAACCATCAAAGGTCGTATAGGCAAAGATATGGACATCAAGTTTACGCAACAAGGTAAAGCTTATGTTCCATTCAGCGTGGTGTCTAATACACGAAAGAAAGTTAATGATGAATGGGTAGATGCAGACACAAGTTGGTGGGAATGCAAAGCCTTTGGAGGTTACGCGGAGGCTCTTGTAGATAACATTAAACGAGGCGATCTGGTAACCATTACAGGAACGATTAAGCAAACTACATGGATTGACAAAGACGGTAATAAGCGCTCGTCATATGAGGTTCTGGTTGATACTATTGCCAAGCAAATTGTTGTGCAAAAATATCATGGCA